GTTGTACCTCCCCACCCCTTATCTTAGAATTGATACCTCTGATACGTCCTGCGTTGATTCCTATGCCTGCCCTTCTGGCAACATATAAACCAATCGCCATATCGCTTGAAAAGATACTAGGTAGAGTATCATCGGTGTCAACAAGAACGCATGAAGCAAATTGTCTTATAGGTGTTCTAACTCCTGCCATGACCGGCGTTGGAATATTAATTTTGTGTTGTGATATTGCGTCATAGTATTTTTTAACATATGACATTCTAGTCTTTGTAGGATATTCTGCAAATAGTGTTGCCGCGATCATCATGTACATGTCCTGTGGTGTTTCGTAAATCTGTCCTGAACTTCTGTCCTGTACCAAGTACTTGTCACATATCTGTCTCAGTCCTGCATACGTGAACCTTAGATCTCTGTCTCTTCTAATCCATGTGTTGAATTTTTTGATTTCTGTCTTCGAATATTTGTCTAGTATTCCTTTGTCATAGACACCTAGCCTAATGTTACGTAAAATTAACTTTAGTAAAGGAATGTATTCGTACTGTCCGTGTGCTTCTTTCCTCACATCATATGATAGAAGTCTTGCCGCGGCGTACTGATAGTTTGGCGTCTCCAAACTTATAAGATCGTTTGCCGATCTCACCAAAACGTTTTGGATATCCTTTGTTGTCATGCCATCATAGAACTGTATGTTGGCGTTCATTTCAATCTGTGAACTGGACACACCTGTCAGTCCTTCACACGCCTCTTCAACAACGAAATGTATTTTGTTAATGTCAAGTGGTTCTAGTCTGCCGTCTCTTTTTTGAACTTGGATCGTACTGGAGTTGGTATTCGGCATTAAATATTTGTAATTCTTATTTTTGATTTTTGTTTTTGTTGTATCCATATTTATCTAATTCTGTGTTTATATAATTTTTTACTGTTTTTTGTCATTGTCGTTTGACTAAAACTGCAACGTCGTTTTGCAATTTTATAATGTACTAATATTATAATGAAAAAAAATTTTTGTCTAGTGGATAATAGATTTATTTTTGGACAACTTTAGGTATTATACCAGTATTTCTACTTCGTATTCCATCGTGACATCTGTGCTTGAGTCCGATGTTGTAACATACTTGACACGGATTGTGTCATTACCAGCAGTTGAATCACCGTCTGATGTGATGGCTGACAACGTTGCACCAACATCACTTGTTTCTTCATAGTCATCATTGTGTGTGCAAAGTTCTCCTGCCGCACTGATTGTGAATACTCCTGTTCTGTACTTGGCACCTCTGTTCATCTTGTAAGTTATTCTTACTCCCTTATCATTAAATCCAGGAAGGTATATTCCTGTATCGGTGGCCGACGATGTGTTATCTGCTAGAGTGATCTGTTTGACTGCTTTCCTTTGTATTCCAATACCTTGCACTTCAGGTGGAGTGTTTGATGGATCAGTAGAATCTCCGAAGTCAGTATCTCTCTGGCTAGTCCTCTCAAAAAAGTCTAGTGTTGAAGTACATTCATCGTTGTCGAATTGTAAGACCGGAACTTCTGATATTGAATTGACTCCGTCAAAGTTATTTGCAACAGTTTCAGCGTACCAATTACCATACGAGATAATATTTCTTGGTCCGGTTCCTGAATCTGCACCTGTAGCCGGTGCAACAAGAATGGCTTGTTGTCCTATTGTGCTCCAGCTCGAACCCGAAAACTGTATATCTCTAGGCCCTTTAGTTAATCCGTTCGTTGATCCATCCATCTCTGCACCAAGCAGTGCACCATAATAGGCAGTGGAGAAATCACAGTTTGTGAATCTTACGTTGGTTACATCAAAACTCATGTCCACAAGTCTAGCAAAACCAGTAAACTGACATTGATCAAAAACAATGTATGAACAAGGTAGAAGTGTGGTTGATCTAACAGTGACACCTTTTGAATTAGATGCATCTGTACCACCAGACACAAATGTTCCTTGAAACTTAACATTGTTAACAAACACTTTGGTTGCGTTGTCAATTGATAAGCCACCATGGGCAACTGTTGTTCTTATTGTCATGTTTGAAATCTGTATTTGTGTTGGTGTCGTTGCACCAGAATCACCTATGTTTCCATAGACATTTCCATCGTCGTCTTCTGTCACCAATGCAGGTGCAGATGCTGAATTTTTAATAATAGTTTTATCAGGTCCTTCTCCAACCAAGTGTGCGAAAGGTGGAATGGTCAGTGACGCCGCTATCCTGTATGTGCCTGCAGGAAAGAATAATATCCTTCTCGATCTAGCGTCATCTTGATCAGTGTCTGAATAAAGTTCATCTATTGCTCTTTGTATCGCCACAACGTCTGCTGTCGAATCATCTCCAACTGCGCCAAAGTCTTTTACTGACACATAATCGTCTAACCTTTTTTGTACCGTTCTTGATACGTCACCAGTAGCACCTGTTACTATAGGTGTTGAATCTCCAAGGTATCCTTTGTAAGTGTGTGATAGTGATGTCGTGAAAGAAGAACTGCCGGCGGTCATTATCTCTGTATTTCCCACTGCAGGAGCGCCGTCTGCCACTGTGCCATTTCCTATGTACAGTTTCTGATCGTCAATGGACCAACCCAATTCTCCAGCCGCTAACTGCGGTAGATCAGTTGCTTTTCCACGTCTGTGTTGTATCCTCGATATCTGTACTGTAGGCATATAACACTTATTTATTAAAGTATAGACTTGTAATATTGTTCCAATTTAGCATACCACTTACCCACCCAATAGTCATAGTTGTCTATTTCGAATGTTTGGTATTCGTTGGCCTGTGTGCAAATAAAAATACGTCCGTTTTTGATCTGTGTGTCATACTGCTTGTTGTGTGCTTCTGCATAGGCCACAAGCTGAAGATAGTAATCCTCCACCCACTCTTTCTTTTTTAATTTACGTGCTTGTTTGAAATCCATAATGGCAGGGTCACCCTTGTAGACGCCAACCAGATCTGTTGTGCCTGCATACAGTTCAGGATAGTAAAGTGACACTTCCGATCCCCATACTTCACTTACATTGTTTAGTCCGTTATCTATAATGACGTTTGCCATTTGATGTCCTTTTTGTTGTATGAGATTAGAACCAGGTGTTCGGTCCTCCCCTTTCACGTGCTTCTCTAGACTACGGTGCATGACTGTGCCTATGTTTGCTGACTCTGTTGTTATCTGTTGTGCCTTTTCCGCTCCAACCCTCTTCCGCCATGCGTGTAGGTGTGTCATGTCCTTGGTTGAACTCAACACAGTCGTCACACTAGGAACCTGCCTCCCGTCTGGTGTCTCGTAATGCCTTTTGTGATTCTTGGTAATTTTAGCTAGTTCACCATATGGGTATTTCTGGATGTAGCTGATGCCTTTCTGCTTTATTACATCTTCAGGTATTTTCATAAGCATAATTATACAATATAATGCCATATATTACAACTAATAATCTAACTCACATCATGGCCGAGATGACCGACTACTGCAACGCGGCTTGTCCAATGTGTAATAGATTTGATTGGCAACTTAATTTGGTGAAGGGAAGTACCAATTCACATCATACAACTTTGGAGTTTGTCAAACAAAGGATCGGCGAAGAAATTATATCCAGATTAAAAGGCTGGCTGTGCCAAGGAACCTATGGCGACGCATTGATGAATCCTGAAACACTAGATATATTCAAATATTTAAAACAAGTAAATCCAGATATAAACATTGGAATGATCACAAATGGTGGTGCAAGGAGTGTAGATTTTTGGAAAACATTGGCTGAACTGAAAGTGAATGTAACGTTCAGCATAGATGGGCTAGAAGATACTAATCACCTTTATAGAAGGAATGTAAAGTGGGATCGGTTAATGGAAAATGTAAATGCTTTTATCAACAGTGGTGGTAATGCAACATGGAGTCTATTAGTTTTCAAACATAATCAAAATCAGATAGAGGACGCCAAGCGGCTGTCAGAAGAACTGGGTTTCAAAAATTTTGAATATGCTTTCAGTGAACGTTGGCAGGACTTCAACGGCGACGGTGAGTACAGGGAAATTACATCATTGGAAGTTGATGGATACGTGATTGAAAAGCCTGTCGAACAAAAAAAAGACTATATAAAAAAATCCGGACATGATTTAACATTAAGTAAAAATGTTTTCCAGACAGAAAATAAAAATGATTTTTTCACCCGGAAGATATCATGTTGGGCGTGTCAACCAACTAAACACGAAATATATCTTCGTGCCAATGGATACGTGAGTCCATGCTGTATACTTGGCGATGTAGAAAGAAATGAGCCAAAGCAGTTGATAAAAGATTACAAAAAAATAAATCTGCACCACACAGATCTAAAAACTATTCTGGAAGGAGATTTCTTCAGAGATATAAGTGACGGAATAAATGGTGGAGAAAAAAGATTACAAGGGTGTTACCACGCCTGTGGAGTAAGATAATGGGAATATCAAAACAACCACCAAAACGTTTCCCACTTGCAGGCAAGGGATTGGCCTGCCAATTGAAATGGACGCAAAGCACAGTGTATCTCACAGATGGAATAAGTGCCAGTTGCCACAAGGCAGGTTTTGGCAAATATTTGACTGACAATGGTGAAATTAATTTTCATAATACGCCAAACAAAATAGAAGACAGAAGGAAAATGTTGCGTGGTGAATGGCCTGGCAATGGATGTGAACACTGTAAACACATCGAGGAGGTCGGAGGCGAATCTGACAGAACAGTTCATCTTCAAATGGAAGGAACTACTGCACCTTTAGAATTGGATAATGAACCTGAAGCAGTACAAGTGACTCCGAGAATACTAGAGATTTATTGGGGCAACACCTGTAATCAGAAGTGTATCTATTGTGCCGCCCATTACAGTTCACAGATACACCAGGAAGAAAAACGTTTTGGAACCTTTGACAAGGAAGGCGTTAGATTGAATCACAATCAATTCAAAATTAATCCAAATATCGAAAGAGACACTGAACTGCTATTCAAGTGGTTTGACAGCAACCTGCATAAAGTACACAAGATCATTGTGCTGGGAGGAGAACCTTTCTTGCAGAAAGAAACTTTTAGATTCATAGAGATGTTGGAGAGATCATCGTATCCAGATCTGTCTTTGGTTTTCTTTAGCAATCACAATGTAGAACATGATAGATTCAGAGGTTGGATAGATAGATTGGAGAAACTGCAGATGTCCGGTAGGTTAGACAAAATACAAATATTTTTTAGTTGTGATGCTTTGGGGGCCGAGGGTGAGTATGTGCGAACAGGACTGGATTTGAAACTGGCCATCAAAAACTTTGAATACATTTTACACAACACCAAGATTGAACAAGGAATCAACAGTGCCTTGACTGTGACGGCGGTACCAGGAATGCCGGCTCTGGCCAAATACATTAACGATTGTAGCAAAATCAAACCGATCTATTGGAGCATGACAAAAGCCGCAAACAGAGATGACACAACAAGTCCTTATCTCTATCCAGGGATATTTGGATCAAAGATAAATGATTGGGGACTCAGCGAAGCAATAGAACTTTTTGATGTCAACACCAATGGCTATCCAGATTCTGTTAAAGTCAATCACAAAAAATTCATGCAGGGAAACATAACAGAGTTTTCTAAACAGACATCTGACCCCAAAAGGTTAAAACAATTTAAAATTTACCTAGACGAATTGGATCGTAGACGAGGCACGGACTGGAAGAAAGTCTATCCTCAGATGTTTGAGATTGTAAAGGATTTGTAATTATTTTCTTCTGTTCATTGCAGACTTGGCCATCTGCTTGACTTTGTCTGTTGAACCTTGATTGTCGAAATCCATTTTTGGATTGTCTTCTGCTTCTTTATCTGTCTTTATAACTATCTTGTCCTGGTCGAAGTCTGCCACAATGTTCTTTAGTTCTTCGCCATCATCATATAGCTTCTTGAACACATCATAGTTGAAGGCAGGGTATCCTGTGTTGTTCATGATTTGTTTTACTGCGTCCATTGATAGGAATGAAGATTTTTCTTTCTCGTCGGCATCACCTTTGATGTTTGTAAGCACATTTACAAGTGCTGATTCTAGATCTTTGTTTTGAAATTCAAAAAATCTCACAGGACTATCTCCCTGCGAGCTTGCCGATAAGTCTATTTGAAGTTTCGAAGACTTCTTTGGATTCTCTTTGTTCTCTGCCTTCTGGCTCTGTTCCACCTGCTTCGGCATCAGAGGCTCCAAACTCATCGTCCTCTTCGCCTGCTTCTGAGTCCAGTGAGTCTAGATCTGTGTCCATATCCATCGTGTCATCGGCGCCCATAGGTTCTGAAGCAACTTCTTCTCCGGTCAATATTCTTACACCGTTGTCTAGCTCTTGTCTAGTTGTCGTTAAAGTGGCTTCCGCCTGTTCAATCGCTGGTTGGATTTTTTGTAGGAAAGCGTCTGCCTTGTCCGCTCCCATTTCGTCTCTGATTCTGTCTGCTAGTTCTAACATGCCTTCTGTCTTCATTGATGCTAGATCTTCCAAGTAACCTGTCACTTTGTCCATCATGTCCTTGGCCGCTAAAATTAATTCCGATTGTTCTTCAACCCCTTCTCTTTGTAACATTTTACTAACTTGTTTCTTCTCGTCTTGGTTCAGGCTCTGGCCTCTGTCTAATTTTGTCTTAGCTGAAATGGCAGTTGTACCGCCCTTTACTTCAGGATCAGTTGCCATGCCACCACCATACTCACCTAGTTTCCTCTGTGCGACTTCTTGGTTTATGATGTCCAACATCATTTGGCTTTTTTGATAGTTGCTGTCTTTTAACTCCTGTCCGAAGTGGGTGTTTTGTGTAATTTCGTGTATCTTTGTTCTTACATGATTAGCATAATCCTGTAACTCTTCTTCACTTAACTTTGACAGATCCATTGTCATGTTGAATCTGGACTCAAACTCTTTTAGTAAAGACTGTGTAGTTAAAGGTTTAGTAAGTTCTAAGCTGTTCATATTGTTATTTATAATCTAGGCTCCGAACGTTTGATTAAAGATATGCTGTATTTCAGACTTATAGCTGTCCGCTAGGTGGTTTGCGGTGTCTAATCTGTCATAATAGATGTGCTCTTTTGCCGAGTCCTTCTCCTTCTGGGCCTCCCTAATCATTCGTTTTGCACTCTGTATGTTAAACAGTTGAGATGCAAAATGTAAGTCTGTTTCTAGTATCTTTTCTGGAACTTGTTTTTCATCTGCTAGATGGTGTGCCACCATTATTGCTGTCTGCTTCAAGTTTATATCTTCATGTAGTATCTTAGCTTCAAGCATATCTGCTATTACATACACATATCTTGTGCCAGTAGATTTCTTGGGTACGATAGCTATGTTGCCTATAAGGATGCCTTTTGAAAACTGCTTGGGTAAATGACGGAACGGTCTTTTAGCTTCTTCCTTTCTTGCCAAATCTGCAAGTTTGCCCTTGAGTCCATATGCCTCAATTTGTTTAACTAGTTCTGATTTATTTTTTTGTGTCATTCTTTACAAATCTTATACGCCTATTTAAAGCATACTGCATACCGCCGTCAATTTTCTTCCTAACAAATATGGCCTTGTCTCCGAGTATTTTTGCCATGTATGCATCAGTTGGATCCAAGTTCTTGTCTGTAAATGATTCTACAAATTGATATTTCTCCACAAAGGCGATCTGCTCTTTGGTCAGGAACACTTTAACGTGTGGCGCTATCTGTACGAACATATTTTATTGTATTTGGTAATATAATCTAATTTTTTAACCAGGCATCTTCATCAGGATAACAACTACTGTTGAAAGTAATCCTGCGACAACTGTGCCTGCTGTTGCTATGATAGTTTTTGATGAGCTTTTTTGTCCAGCAATCATGTCTTCATTCATCTTGCCTAGTCGCAATTCAATTGCTGAAAGCCTGTCATGTAGGCCTTTGTATCTCTCTGCACAAAGGTCAACGTGTGCTTCTAGGTTCTGTTTTTCTAAATCTGTTGTACTCATAAATCTTTCCAAGTCTTTTTTGAGGTATCGTACCTCCATTAGTAGAGCCTGTAAATGAGCCTGAATCATTGCCTGGTTGTGCCTTTTAGTGTTTAAGTGTTGAGCCTAAATGTATACTTTTATTTATTTTGAAATCCACCATACGTAAAGTATGTGTTTATTATGTCACCCGACAGTCCGCTAATCACTTTCTGTTCTTTAGTGCCAGTGTTAGTGCCCGATTTATGCAGGCTCATTGTGGTGAAAGTGGCTATGGGAAAGTGGGCAGTATTTTTGCAGTCAGTGATTATCGGCACCAAATTGAAGTCTCCCACTAGATACTCTGTTGGGTCACCAGCGTTACCAAACACGTCTGTCTGTTCAGTGAAAAACTTGAAGTGCCATGAGGTATGATGTCCTTCGTAATACAACCCAAATTTTGTGGTGCTAAGGTCATGACTGATCCTGATTGGATCGTCTTCGTATGTGATGTTACCCCTTATCTGCAACATCTGTATCATTGTGTTGAAATTGCTATTTTGATTACGTGCAATACGCAGTGCGTCCTTTCCGTCGATAAGATCTCCCGCGGCAGTGTTGAATGGGAATGTCTTTGCGAGGCTTCCATTTCTGGTGATGTCCACCAGGGTATGCATCATATAACTGTGCATTGATTAGCCTTTGATTTCTTCTACAGGCTTTTTGACAGTGTTTTCTGGAATAAGTTTTGAAAGTCTCAAATTGAAAACTGTTTTCTTTCTTCCATTGTTCAATAAAAGCACAGGATGACCAAACCTGTCATACTCTATGTCTTTTACTGTTAGTTCTGCAAGATCTAAACGCCCTGCCTGTATCTTGTCTCCAACCTCTATCTCTACTGTAAATTTCTTTGTCATTGAAATCTCCTTTGCGAATATTTACACAAAAGAAAAAGGGCGAACCTAATTAAAGATCCGCCCTTTGGTAATTTAAAAATTAACTATTACGAGTTAACTCTTGCGTTTGATAGACCGTAAACTGCTTCTGCGCCGTCTGATGTTACGCCATCTGCTGGTAGGTATCTCACTGTTACGTGTACACCACCTGCTGAGTCGTTCTCAGATATTCTAGCAAGAATGTCAGTTTCGATGTCTGCTTCTGCCGCCGCGATAACTCCTGGGTCAGATGAGTCAGCTTGGTTTGGATCCAAGTTGATGTCACCTGCTGAGTCCGCGTCGTTGAATTGACCTGGCGTACCTTCTACTAAGAATTGGTACGTGTCGATTAATTCGTCTTCTGTGATTGAAGCGCCGTCTGCCGCATCTCTTTCTGTAGCTTTACAAGCCAAAGCGTAAGATTTTGCAAGTATAGTACCATGCTCTTCGATGATTTTACTACACGTGTCGAACGCTGAGTCTTTTGCTTCAGGAGTTGTTGCTGTTGTAGCCATGTCAACGTCAAAGATCATTTCGATCGCTGTTAAACCTTTACCAACGAAAGATTGTCTTCTAGACATGTTGCCACTGTTATTTGGTGTTGCTGGCATTTTTAGTTTCTCCTTATATTAACTATTAACTTACAGCATTAGCAGTTAAGATACCAATTTTAGTTTCTGTAACTGTTGCACCTGTTAAGTCTGCCGCTATTCCAGGGAAAGAAGCACTAGATTGGTCTAGTGTTCTGATGTAAGCCTGTAATGCCGCTACTGTTGTTGTACCTGATAAGCTGTCCAATTGGTCAGTTCTCACCATGTACGTTTTTTGTGTGTCCGAATCAACCAATGGACCTTCTGCTAAGATTCTTAGTCCTTGGTGTTCGAATGCATGTCTAACCATTTGTAGACCTGCTGTTGTTGAGCCTGTAGTTAGGTCTCCTGTCTCTGCTGACATGTCAACGATGAAGTCAACTGTTAACAATGTTACGTCAACACCTTCTACTTCAAAGTTTTGATTCAGTGAGAAGTTACCTTTACCACCTGCTACTTTACTTGAGTCATAAGCCATTTTATTTTCCTCCTAAAATGTTATTATGCTACCTGAGTATCAGACATGTCTCTGTCAGCCGCTGTTGCAGATGATATTGTTGCTGTTACTTTGTCAGGTGTTAATGCGTCTAATCCTCTGATCGCCGCTTGGATTGCCGCTACTGTTGTTGTTCCACTTATCGTGTCTAAAGCGTCTGCTCTAACCATGTAAGTTTGTTCTGTGTCTGAGTTACCTAGTGCACCATGACCTAAGATGTTAACACCTTGGTTCTGGATTGCTTCCATAGATAATTTCAAAGCCGCTGTTGCCGCTGATGCTGTTGAATGCGTTACCTCGGCTGACACGTCACTGATGTAATCCACTGTGATGAAGTCAACTCTTACACCCTCGCCCTCGTGAGCAAGATTTGGTGTTTGGAAATTGCCTGGTCCACCCGCTGGGATTGTTCCGTCGTATGCCATGATATATCCTCCTTTTTTCTCTGATATTATGACTTTGCCTCCGCTCCGGAGACATTTGCATCTATTTACCAGATGATTTGGTAAATTCTGTGAATATATTACGGAAATGTGTCTATTTTATGATTTCTTGAACTTTCCTGGTGATATCTGTGCCGGGCAGTTTATTTTTTAGTAGTTGCAGTAGTTTAGAACTGGCTTTTTGTTTTGTTTTGCTATCTAGGTTGTGATAATCCGCTATTGCTCTTCTTAAGTTTCTGTAGTTCGCATCAGTGATGTCCAGCGATCTTTCAAGCTGTAAAAGAAACTTGAATGGCTCTTCAAAAGTCCTTAGGTATCTTCTAATTGCCATAACAGGAACAGGCTGTCTCTGCCTCATGGCCTGTGCTTGATTTTTGTTCTTTAATTTTTTTGTAATATCCGGATCACCTGAAACTATGGCCAGCATATTTGCAAGGTCATTATTCATCATTCTCACTTGATCGAATGTTCCTTTTGCCATTGTTTGGTCAGCATACATCTTGGTAAATGTTTTTGATTGTTCTAAGTTTCTTAAAAGTGAAAGGGCAAGGAAACTTAGGTAGATCCTTTCTGTTACTTCTGGAAATGTATATCTTTGCAAGTCACTATGTCTTCTAATCACTCTGCCCTCAGATACATACTTTAAAAAAGGTGTTAACATATAGGTATTTATAGTGCAGATGCAACGTAATTTTATATTGACTGACGTAATGAAGACGGGTAATCATCAGCAATTGGAACAGTTTATAAACTTCCACAGCCTGCCCGATCAGACCTTCGACATGACCGGCGAGTACTACACACTGCACAACTATGACCTGGACAGCTACGACAGGAAGTTTGCTATAATTGATTGCAGGGCAGAAAATGTTAGATTCAAAGGCAACAATGAACTTAAGAAAGAACTTAAAAAACGTTGTGATTTATTACACAGTCAAGGATTTGTTTTCATAAAGGCCACCCCATGGGAATCATTACAGAACCTAACATATCATAAACAGTACCCAGAAATAGAGATAGAACACATCAAGTGGACGGGAGGCACCAGTTTCTTTTGGTTCCTTATGCATGTTAAACACAAGGATAGCAAATTTCGTTTTGATCATTCCAACAAGAAATATGACTTCCTATATCTTAACAAAATGCCAAGACCACATAGAATAAAATTGTATGATAAATTAACACAGAAAGATATATTGGACAACAGCTTATACACTAATTGGCCCGACAGGAAACTGCCCACAGAGTATGAACTACCCTGGGCACAGGACTATCCTCAGTATGGAAGGGATCAAGACATCTTTGAAAAACCTTACAACGATACTGCTTGTAGCATAGTGTCAGAAACTAATGACAACGATTATGAAGTATTCATGACTGAAAAAATTTGGAAGCCCATCATAGCACAACACTTTTTCGTGGTGCATGGCAATCATTTATATCTGCAAAAGTTGAGAGAACTAGGTTTCAAGACTTTCAACAACTATTTTGAAGAAGTTTACGACTTGGATAGAGACCCGGATGTCCGTGTTAACACTATTGTTGACGTGTGTGATCGACTACGTGATGCACCATGGCAGGACTTTTACTTACAAAGCAAGGCACTGCGTCAATACAACTTTGATCTTTTTTTTAATAAAGATAAGTTAAGCGAAGAGATTAATAAAACAGTAAATTTATTTCTTGAATTTGCTGATAGCAGTAAGATTTCTTCTTGAAAATCCAAGTCGATCAACCAGTTTCACAGCGTTTCCGGCCTTGTCAACAGCGACAAACCCTTCCGGCTCTGTGACTTCCAATCCACCATCCGTCTGCTGGAAAGATCCTATTGCCTGTGCCTGATTCATTTTTTTAAGTACAAAGGCTTTCATTGTCTGGACTGCCTTGTAAAAAGTAAGCATGGCCTGAAGAGGCGCTTTTGCACGGGTTAAAAATTGTGGCATCTGTTTCATTTTGTCCTGTCTAAGTTGCAGAGCCTTCTGCGCCTTTAATGCTGACATCTGCTGTTGCATTCTTTCAGCATAAAATTTTTTGAATCCTTGTAAGAATTGCGTAACGTTGCTAGGTAATTGTCCTTGCTTGACCATTGCGTTGATATAAATTTGGAAAGTAGGTATAAAGTCTTGGTTCTGTCCTAGAACGCTGGATAGATTTCTTGGAACATTATTAAGAAGTGTTTCTAACTTTTCTATACCGTTGTAAAACTGTTTTGTCTCTGCATCTGTGAACTTGGCACTGCCAGAAACATCCTTATAGGTCGCATTATCAAAAAACACATCATTACTTTTTGAAAACGAATCCACATCAGCACCGCCTGATGCTGTCATGTCTGCCAATGTATCGCCATTGTATGTGGTGTGAAATATGATCCCAACTTTAGCTCTGTCTATTTGTTTCCCCAAATCAGATCCTTCAGGAACAGCGTATGTTATTGTGTTAGGTGTAAATGTCAGGTGAGGCTTGCCGCCTATGTTTTTTCTAATGATATCTTCGTCAGTGTAAAGAAGATCGCCCTGCACTACCCCAGTGATGTTTAGTTTCTTTAAATGCACAAGACATTTTAATAACTTTTGTCCTAGATCGTCTGTGCCGTGATTGTTTGCTATGTCTCTCTTTGTGTAATTGATCTTGGCCGCCTGTGCAAACACAGATTTTGTGCCAACAAAAAATCTACCATTCTCCGGGTTGGTACCGCAAACCACGGCAGGTGCTCCGTCCCACTTGACTGACACACTCATTGCCTCTGAACTTGATCCTTTAAGTGTCAATAGCAATCCTCTGAAATATTCTAATACTGCTTTTCCACCTTCGTATCCGTCTGTAATGACAATGTCTTCGATGTGTTCTAGGTGTGTCCGTTTAAACTCGTTGAGGACATCTTCTATCAACATGATTAATCCTCTTTGTATTCGCCGTCTTTGATTTTCAACACGTTATTTTTGATGTCTTGGTTCTCTTTGATACGTGCAACACCTTTACTGAATTTAGATGCGTCCATGTTTTTGAGTGCTGAATTGAATTTTTTCTCTAATTTGAATGCTGTGTCTTGATCGAAGTTCTCTCGAATGTAGGTCATTAGTCTTATTGCTGACTCAAGTATATGAGAAGCACGGCTTTCCACAACCTCTTCTTTGTCTCTTTTCAGAGGCATCGAGCTTAATTCTTCTAATAAACTTCTAGTGTGTTTTTGCATATATGGTATTTACTTCTTATTATAACATAATAATAGCAAAAGTCTATTGGGCACCATGCTTTTTATACACGAAATACTTACGACTGTTGGTATCATCACGTATATCTAGTATTTTGAGGTTATACATCTCAGACAGTTCTATAATAAACGGCACGTTCCATGGGAAGAATTCAATCCAGTCTGCCTCAGGTTTATCATGTGAAAGTCCTGGATTGACTCTAAAAAACATAAGTCCATTGTTTGCCAGCAACTGAACACATCTGCCAACCTCAGCGATAATTTTCTCCTTGCTACCAAAATTGACTGATCCTAAACATAATATAATATCAAACTTCTGCTCTGTTTTATAATCGAGGGTGCCAACTTCGAAATCTGCCTTATCGTTGTACGGATCTATTCCTATTAGATTATGTATACGGCCTTTGAATTCATTATATCCACAACCAACATCTAGTACTGCTCTTGGTTTTAAACTATTAACTTCATTAATTAGTGATAGACCCGAATATTTCCATTTCTTCATGTCGTTTTGCCAATACTTTGAGAAATACTTGTGGAGGCAGGCATCATCTATAACATTAACATATTCTTCAATGCTGTCACACCGTTTCACTTCTACCCCAAAAGTCTCTTTTATAAATGGTTGTGTTATTTTTGTGAGATCGTTTTGGCTATACCCTAATAACTTTGTAAAGATTTTTTTGTTCATCGTTTGTACAAGTAAACTTTGATATCGTTTTGTTCGTAATTATGTATCCTGCCTTTGGTGTCAGGAAAACTGATATTGAGTGCTCTACAAAGATCCACGTTGTCTTTAGGACACAGAACCCTATCCTGATTGTTTTTGATAAACTGCATTATGTCTTTGTTTTCTGATTGTATATGATTCCACATTGTTTCTTGATCTTTGAAATATTTGTAATTAGGGTAGGTAATATCAAACCCACCAGCATCTGTCCACCATTTTAAACATTCTATATCATTCCGATACACCATCACAATTGGATAACCAAACGTGGAAAGTTCGTCTAGTTCATGTGCAAATGTGTGTGATTTGATAATCCTTTTACCTGATCCTGAGAAAGGTAGATCCCACTGGTCTCTATTATTATTGAACTCCATACCTGGATCAAAGTATGATCCTATATGTCTTACTACACCTTTATTGTATGCCCTTTCACTGGTGCTGTCAGATTGATCAATGTCAGATGACCTGTAGATATTTTTGGCCACACTGCTCCATTTTGATCCTGGTGCACCAGTGAAAAGAATATACATTATTTTGTCAGTTCTTCTTTATATACAGTGTTATAACCTAACTGATTACTTTTGAAGTCTGCCAAAGTCTTAAGTGCTTCGGGTGTAATGAAAGACTTTAAAGTTCTAACCGCATCATCACCTTCTGCTCCTGTTCTCCATTCGTACTTGCCAACTTTCTTTTCAATAGCGGCAACCGATTCTGGATCGTTTATCATTTTGTTTAATGAGGCAACAAGTTCATCTTTGTTTGGATTGCCTGCGTTTACCCAAAATGCTTTCTGTAGGGCATCTCTCCAGCTCTTGACTAGTTTGTATGCATCATAGAAGTCACCGCTTGGTGCAGTCAACCACATCTCTTCATACAAGGCCTCGAATGTTGGCTCCTCGAAGTTAGGATCTGCACTGTGTTTACCGGTGTTCACATCCAGTAGTCCATGATGGAACCATGTATAGGCCTCACCTTTTTCGATCACAGGCAACACGTGTTTCTTGTATGCCGCAGGATTCTCTCTGGTTGCATTTAAGTCACCTCTTATGAATGCTAGTCGTCTTTCAGATCCTTTCATACCTTTTACCCAAACGATTTTCTCCTGGAAAGTTTTTATTGGATCATTGTTTGGTCCTGCTAATAGCATCGTGATAGCCATTACTTCAGGTGTCATACCTGATCCTGATGGAAACTGAATTGGTCCATTCAACACGTCAGCAGTCTTCCTTGCACCCACGATGATGTTAAGATTCATTTGTCCAATTGATTCCCAGTCCAAGTAGTTGTAATCAACCGGCTCAACAAGATATGATATACCGTTACCACCATGTGATACAAGTATGGTCTTGTTGTCGAACCTTAATTCATTTTGGAATGCGTTAGGTCCAAGTTGGTCTCTAGCACCAGGCTTGTAGATCAAGTTGATCTTTTCACCTAGGTGTTTCTCCCATTCTGCTACAACTATCTGTGCCCACACAGAAGTTCCACCAGATGGCTTTTGTGGCACGATTAAATTATAATCTGCCAAGGCCGTTGTTGTCATCAACACCAACGCCATTATTGTTTTCTTAAGCATAGTCTAATTTGCTCCTTTTTGTAATTCCATAATACAGTAAAAGTATAACACAAATCATTATAGAAATAAAGAGTGGTCTTGTGATTAAATCATTTACCGTATGGAGTGATGTTAATTGGTAAGTGAGATTGTAGATCCTGTCACTTAACAGGTACCCGATCAGCAGTGCTGGCCTGCTGACTTGGAATTTTTTACATAGCAATCCTAGTATAGAAAATGCTATCAATACTGCAAGGTCTTCCCACCCGCCTGTGTACTGTAAGGTTGCCCAAACAATCACAGCAAGTATTAAAGGAAAGTAATACAAATATGGAATACGTGTAACCCACCCTGCAAAATATGCCAGTCCATAACATATGACAGCAGTAATAAACGTTCCTAGCAAGAATGCGTAGGTCATACTGTCAAATAATTTGTCATCGTAAAATGTATCAGGAGATCCTAGGTCGATACCTATGTACAAAAACAGTCCCATCAGTATGGCGGCGAATGGTGCACCCGGGATGCCAAACAACACTGTTGGAATAAATGAAGAGGCCTTCTGTGCATTGTTGGCTCCTTCTGCTCCAACAACACCTTTTACATTACCTTCTCCAAATTTTTCTTTTGGATTGGCCGCAACTGTGGCACCGTATGCTAACCAGTCTGCCATTGCGCCACCCAGGCCTGGTAACAGTCCAATGAAAGAACCTATGGCTCCTCCTCTTATGCTGTCCTTCCAACATCTGATTGTGTCTTTGATTCCTTGTATTAGATCCTGCCAACTGCCGTGTTCTGCTCTGACTGTGGTTGTCTTCTTTCTGTTAAACCATCCGTTCCAAAGTTCTGGTATGGCAAAAAGTCCTGCAACGAAAGGCAATATCTGTACACCGTCCTCAAGATATCTCCAACCCATTGTGAAACGTGGTACATTGTTTACATCAACGCCAACAAGTCCTATTGTGATTCCCAACACGATTGCCAGTGTGCTTCTAATATATTTTGTAGTGGATACGAAACCCACAGTCACAAATGCCAACAACACCAGTGCCCATAGTTCAGGTATACCCATATACATGACAACTTTAGTGTACCATGGCAAGAATAAAAATGTCAGCGATCCCCAGAATAAACCATTGGCAGTGCTTGATGTGATTGCGGCAGATAAAGCCCTTGTGGCCTCTCCGTTCTTGGCCATGGGGAATCCATCCACCATTGTTGCCGCCGCAGAGTTGGCTCCAGGTATACCCAACAGCACACCACTAAATGAATCACCGGTTGTTGAGGATGCCACAACTGCCACACAAAAGATCACGCCCAGATAAGGGTCGCCCACAAAGTAGGGCATCAATCCAAATAGTGTGATTAGTCCTGTTGTTGCTCCAGCGGCTGGTAT